CGACGAAGTTGCTGGCGTCGTTCGTGATCGCGAGCAGGCCGACGAACTTCTGATCGCCGTTCGACAGCGCCGGCAGGGCCAACCAGTCGGATGGCCGGCTGTAGCCCTTCAATATCGGGCGTTCGGCTGCGGCGACGCTCATATCGGTGTGGCGCCCGTGACGGTCAATGAATCGGCTTCTCGACCACTCGCACGATGTCGCCATTGTGGTTGCGGTCAATGAGCTTCTCGGTTGCGCCTGGCGTGGGCACGTGCACATCGATCTGCGTCGCCGGCGTGTTGACCGTCACCGGAGCCTCGACGCGAACATCTGGCGCAGCAACGTTGATGGTCGGGTGAACCTCAGCGGGCGCGACGTGCGTCGTGTGGTGGACTTCGGCCGGCGCCACATTGATCGTCTGCGCCGGCATGTTGACGATGACATCGGGTGCGGTGAAGTTGATGACTGGATCGCGGGCGGCCAGAGCCGAAATTGCCTCGGCCATCGCGTCCGAACGCTTGGTCAGCGCTTGATCTGCCTGAGCATCCTTGCGAACCGGCACGTGCACGTTCGTGTCACCGACCTCAACGTTGACCGCAGGCCGGACCTCGACGATCCGAGGCGCCTGCGATGCGGCGGCCTTCTCGATCGCGGCAGCGACCAAACTCGGATCTAGCAGGCGGATCGCGTCGGCCAGCATCTTCTCGGCCGCAGTGGGCTCGGTGGGCTTGGGCTCGACCTTCGGCTCAGGCTTCGCCTCGTCCCCGTCCGGCTCGGCGTGTTCGGTTGCCATCACAGGCGGCGGGAACGCCTCGGCGCGCTGCTCCGGCGTCATCGCATCGCGGTCGATGTCCTCGCGCACCTCGTCGGGCGACAGCACCTGCTTGTCGATGTAGATGCCGTGGATCTTCGCCTGCGATTCCGGGTCGACCTTGTTGAGGACCTTGAACTGGAACTTCAGTTCCGGCGCGTCGAGGTAGCGATTGACCAGCGCGGTCACATGCGTCGCGATGAACCGCAGCAGAGGCAGCAGGCCCTCTTCCTTCGCGGTGTCGCTCATCTGCTCGCCACTAGCCCGATTCACCTGCTTGATCAGCGCCGACGGCGTGACGGAGAACGCGAAGCAGACGATCCGCGCGAGCCAGTCGTCGTACTCGTCCTTCAGTACCGCGTCCTTCGGGAACACGATGCCGTCCAGGTTCGGGATGAAGCGCATCTTCCGCTTGGCCGCGGCATTTCCCTCCATGACGCTGTCCCACCAGGTCTGGAAGTCGGCAATCTGGTCCAGCGTCCAGCTGGCGGGCACCTGCGCGATCGCCTCGGGCACGTTGCCTTCCGTGTAGAAGGCCAGCTGGCTCATCTGCCGGCGCAGCGCGATGTTCACCGTCGTGATGACCTGCTCGACCGGCGACAGCCCGTAGATCCGACTCGTGCGCGGGTTGCGCATCGTGTAGATCAGCTGGTCGCCGCTGTAGTCGGCTGCCGCGAGGCCCTTCAGGATCTGCTGGTAGGCCGGATCGGGTGGCAGCGGCGTGCGGCCGTTGACGTCGAGCACGCGCTTGATGGTCGCCGGGTCGATCAGCTCGAACGCATACAGTCCGCCGCCTCGCGTCTGGCGCGGATAGACCGCGATCGCGTCGATCACAAGCAGGTCCTCGACCTGCATCCGCAGCCACTGATCCCAGTTGTGCTCACGGTCGGGCCGCTCGAGGAAGTCGCGGACCTTCGCGATCGCGTCCTTGTGCTTGTCGGCCGAATCGCCCTTCTGCTTCGGCACGATCTCCCACTCGAAGCTGCCGATCTGGTCCTTGCGGGTCTCGATGACCAGGCGCAGCAGGTCGTAGCCATCGGCCACGCCGCGGAGTTGCGCGAAGCTGAGCGCCTCCTCGCTGCGCGGCTGCTGCCGCAGGTTGACGCCGACCGGGTAGTCAAATGCCCGGCCCTCGGCCTGCGCCTGCGCGACAGGCGTGACCGGCTGCGACGGACCGAACCAGTCGGTCGGCTTCGCGCCGGAAATTGCATAGCGGACGCCCGCGACCACGCGAGCGATCACGCCCGGGTCAATATTCGTGCCTGACTGTTCGCGTGCCGCCACTGCTGCGCCCTCGGGGATGGTCGCGATTCTGTGGCGGCCCAGCGCGTTGCACGACGCAACTAGAGCCGAATTACGAACACTTGCGGGACTTTAGGCGCCTGCCCGAGCTGCCGTCTTGGCCTCGGCCTGCTGACGCATGAAGTCAATCAGACCCTGCCCGTCCAGCGGCTGCACGAAGTGTGCATACGCGCCGCTGCAGGCGTCGGCGTCGTCGTCGTGGGAGGCTTCCGGGAAGGCCTCGAGCGCGTCGAACACGTCCGAATTCCAGCTTCCACGCAGGAAGTCGACGTTACCGGCCTCGCACTGCGCGCTGAACGGGCTGAACCGCACCACCTTGTCGCCGCGCTCTGAGCGCGCCGTGGCCTGGTAGCCGGACAGCATCGCGACCAGGCTCTGCGCCTGGCTCTTGCCGGCCTGCCCAGGATCCTGCGGCAGCGCGATGTGCGCGCCGCGGCCATCCGCGGCGGCAGTGTTCAGTATCGCCTGCTCGACCTTGTGCGGGCCCGCGCGCATGCGCACCGCGTGCAGCACGACGCAGCGCTTGCTGCGCCGGTCGAATCCGAGCTTGATGCCGACGGTCCAGTCCGGATCGTTGTCGGCCGTCTTCTCGGTGGCGGCCAGGTCCCAGTAGCGCACGACCTCGAGGCCCGCCGGCTCGGCGTCGATGACCTTGACCCACTCGCGTCGGAAGTACAGGCCAGCCGCCGGCCGGATCTTCCAGTTCCCGCCGAGCAGGCGCGCGCGCTCGACGGCGTTCTGCGCCATCAGGTTGCCCTTGTAGCTCGGGTCCTTCTTCAGCAGGATCTTGTTGTCGTCGAGCTTCGCGGCGATGAAGGTCGCTGACTTCGGCTGCACCTGGTCGGTGTGATTCGCAGGCAGGTCCGGGTTCCCGTACTGGGTGACGAGATCCTCGCTCGAACCGCCCCAGACGATCGTGTCGTTGACTCGGATGAACCAGCGCACGATGCCGGAGCGCTCCGCGATCGCGTAGCCGGTGTCCGGGTCGATCCACCATGCGATGAACTCCCGCACCCACGAGTCCGCGTCAGGGTTCGTCGTCGCCCGGATGTACGGCTTCACGCCGGACGTCGACCGGTTGCGGCTGAGCATGTAGAAGAACTGCATCTTCGTGAAGTGCGTCAGCTCGTCGAAGCAGATCAGCGGGATCTGCGCGCCCTGCCAGTCGTAGACCGTGCTCTCGTGCTCGAGGTGCGCGAACTTGATGCGCCCGCCGAACGGCCAGCGCCACTCCAGCACCTGGCTGATCGGCTTCGCGCCGAGCAGCGGGTACAGCGACCGGCTCTCGTCCCAGAGGCCGCCAGGGTTGCGAATCTGGGTCGTGTTGCGCCTGAAGAAGACGGCGGCGAACTTATGGTTCGTCGTGACGTGGCGCAGCGGCTCCATGAGCAGGCCCCAGGACTTGCCACCCCCGGCCGCGCCGCCGTAGATGACGATGTCCGCCGACGATGAGAGAAAGCGCTCCTGCGGTCCCGGCTGCGGCCGGATGGAGACCGTCGCCTCCTCAGCCGCGGCCGTTGTCTGGGACATAGAACATCACCTTCGCCTCGCTCGTCGTGGCGATCGGTGGTGTTCCATCGCCGCCGCCCTCCAGGGCCGTGCGCACCGGCGCATCCAGGCCCAGGAGGCGCGCACGGCGCTCGCCAATCTTGAGGACGCGATCGATGGCCGCGAAGTCGCCACTCTCGGCCATCGGGTAGATCTTCGCGAGCATGCCGTCCAGGCGCGACAGCTCTTCGCTGCGCAGCTCGTCCGCGGAGGCTGTTATCTGCGCTCGCGCGACGTCCAGTCCATTCGTGACCAGGCGATGCGCCTGCGTCTTGCTGATACCGAGCTGGTTGCCAATGCCCGCGTGGCTGTATCCAGAGCGGCGCAGGCTCAGCGCCTTCTCCTGCAATTCCAGCGAGCGCGCTTTTGCCACGGTGTTGCGTTTTGCCATTGCGTTCCGCACCTAATGCGTTCCCTGACACTTCATCGATCAATCCCCCTGATCGACACCCGCTCGATGATCAACTCCATCGGCCGTTGCCCTGGCATGCACGCCTGGATCGCCGCCCGCTGCAGTTGCCCGCCGATCATCAGCAGCAGCGCGTCACCTGGCTTGTAGACCGACAGCCGAGTTCGCCCTGGCCCGCTGGACTCGCGCCGAAAGATCCCGAGCCGAACTGCATTCGACAGCCGAGAGTGCAAGCCGTTCATCGCCACGTCGAACTTCACTGATACGTCCTCTGACGTCAACTCCTCCGTCGGGTTCGCGGCGAAGAACAGGGCGAGACGGAACACCAGCGAGTTCATTTGCACGATGCGGCTCACGGCAGCACCCGGCAGATGCGCCAGACCACGCCGCCGAGCGTGAGCAGCTGGCCGACAGCGATCGACAGCGGCGTGACGCGCGCGCCATCGATGGCCAGGGTGACCGCCGCCCAGTTCCCTCTGCCTTTCGGCTTGAGGATCAGCATCACCGCATGGCCCCCTTCGCCCG